ATGAATGCACCCTCGACATCGTCATATTCCAAACGGGTAATGAGTTCATCAACTGGGTAACCCGAAGTATCGAATGTCTGAAGATGAACGATCGCATTCTGATCAGGGTTGATATTCTTCAATACCTTGTAGGTGTATGGAACATCTGGAATATCATCCCCATTACGGTCATTGAATCTGACCTTAACCTTACTAGGATCCTGGAAACCATCAGGATAGAGGAAGGCATCTTCCAATTTGAGAACTAGATCCGTGCTCAGGGGCGCCTGTAGCGTATTATCAGAATGGTAGAGGCGTAGGCCTTTGAAATTGTTAGGGGCCTTAAGGATAGAGATCGTATCCGAACCAGCCCTACCAGTGTTAGGATCAATGGATTTGTACTCGGAGACGAAGTAGAACTTACAGTCTTGCTCTGACTCGAAGACGTAGTAGAGACCGCGAGTGGTGATCCTCCAGAAGTTGCTGTTGTATTGGCAATAGATCAACCAGCTATGTGGGCCCATTCCCGTTCCATCAACCTCATACTGGGCCGTAAGATCAGGATCTACATCACTACTCTGAAGCACATACCAACCCTTATCCGCATCATTGTTGAAACCAAGAGCGAAGGTGCGATTGAGGTCTAGGTTATCCTGAACAGCTCTCTTGACTTGGCTCGTGAGGTCATACTCAACCGTGAAGTTATTCTCGATATCAATCTGGTTGTCAGGCTGTAAACGGTAGAGGTAGTTGGAGAAGAAGTCTCGTAGAGGCACGCTAGCAGCGGCATCACTGAGGTAGGTATTCATAATCTCCTCAGTAGTGGTCGTCAGGGGATTCACTTCGATGGAATCCGATGATTCCTCGAGGTAAAACGCGCCGTCATCAGCAAACACATTGGTATTCTGGTAATTGCCCGTTGGATCATTGAGATCAATGAATCGGCTCTGACCACTGTAGATGCGATTCACAGCCTTGAGCTTTACCGCTAGATTGGTTTGAACGGGTAGTTCATTGTAATCCGAACCACTAACCATTCGACCCTGGGTACCATAAACCTTTGACGCCCTTCGACGAACCTCAGTATTGGATTCCGCAGGAACACCGTTGTTGACGGTCTCTTGGAGGTTGAAACTGAGGTTGATCCTCTTCTGAGCGTTATTGGGTGCGTAGAACGGAACATTGATGGCCACACCCTGCATATCCTCAGGGCGGATCGTTAGGTTCTCCCCCGACGATACTCGATACCAAACTCGAAGGTTACCAACTGGAGATTTACCAAAACGACCATCACCAAACCTCAAGGAGATCTGATCATTTTCCTGTGTAGTAACCTGGTAGATCGTCTGGATCTCTGGATCGATATTGTTGTAGGTCACATTCTCCGTGGTCAGAAGAATCTTCGTGATATCATCGGTTGGCACATAGCCAACCCTCGACCAATCACCATCGGATAGAACCGATCCAAGATCATCAACACTCTGAACCCACACATCAGTTTCATTGATGTTGTTTACTGCGACGGAGATCGTTCGGTTCTCAATAGGTTCAGTGATACCAAAATCCTGTTTCTCCAAAGTGCCCTGCTTGAAGTAAACGAAGAAGCCGGTATTGGCTGAGCTATTGCCGTTGCCATCAGACCTGTAGATGATATGGAACGGAGCACTTGGATTTGGGGTCTGCTCAACGAATCCATAAGTCGCATTGAAGTCAGCATTACAGACATCGAAGGAATACGTCTGGTTGTTGACGATCGTGCTGAATGGAAAATTACCAGCGGAGATTGCGATGTTGTTGAAACGATAGAGCTGAGTCTGAATGCCATCCAGACTTTCAGTCTTCAAAGGCACACCAAAAGGGTTAGTCGAAATCAGGCTTGCATTCAAGACCTGGATCCACTGCTCAAACCAATCGGCATTGTTTGGATCATCCCAGCGAATCGCTAGATTGTTGAGGTTTCTACCAGCCGAATCATAGACATCATGCGTCGTACGAATCTCAGTTAGCTTCGCAAGGCCTCGAGCTGGATAGTTACGCTTTGCGTTATATGAGAGTGATCGAGCGAGACGCAGGATGGATTCACGACGCCTCGCCACATCGAGAAAGTTCTCACGCGCGTTGATGTCAGTTCTGAAAGCCAGGCTCTGGCCCAGGTAGGATAGCAGATCAATGATGGCTACGAATTCCGATGACTCAATCCAGTCGTTGAAATCCTCAGGATAGTTACGACGGATGTAATCAACCATTGCCTGACGGATAGTCGAGAAATCGAAGGCGTTGAGGTTGACCTCAGTGAACGCACGATAGGCGGCCAGCCAGTCGTTACCGGCAAACAACTCACTCTGGCGTTGTGACTGACTCATTCTTAAATCCTCTCAAGAGAGCGGCGATCAAACTCCAAAGAGAATGTACCCACTACGTCAAAGGGTACATACTTGAGCTCAATAGCAACCATGATACCATGGATAGATGTTGAAACATTGGTGCTCTGGAGGATAACTCTTGGATCATGACCCACAATACGAGTCACATCACTAACTACGGCTGCTTTGGTCGAATCAGTGAATGGTTCAAAGAGAAGATCCCAGATAATGGTTCCATAGGTTGGAAGCATTACTCGCTCACCCTTACGGGTCATAAATTCATTGAGTAGGTCGCGCTTAACTAGATCAATATCACTCACTGACCAGCCGCGCTTGCCCTGCATATCCTGAGTACTGAAACCAATGAAAAGCCTGCGCTGAGCCATTCTCACCTCCAATGTATGCTTATTTATTGCCCCTATTAACCACCGAGATAACTACGATTGTTGGATATTGACATTCAGGTAACAGGTAGTACAAAGTAGGAAATATGGAGAATTCAGGTGATGACGATCCCAAGACGATTGAGGATCGTAAGAAATTCGAGAGTATCGCTAAGGTAACAACTCACCCTATCATCGTTAAAGGATCTAGGGGTAAGAGAACCCTGAAGGCACCTGCTCTAAAGAGCCCTGACGAGCTCAATCCCAAATGGCATGAAGATCCAGAAGAGCTTCTAGCTTCCAAGAAAGCGGCTGCTCGCCAAGAGAAGCGCGATTCCAAATCATAAAATACGAGCCAGTAAACTGGTCGAGAAATGAACGTATGGGTGGTAAACCAGAAATCTATTGTATGACTGACATCGAGGCTGATGGCAAATGCCCTGGCCTCTCGAGTATGCTTAGCTTCGCTACAGCGGCCTTTGATGTCGAGAAGAACCTTGTGGGGACGTTTGAAGCTAATTTGGAATTACTCGAAGGTGCTTCTCCAACTGAAGACACAACCAGGTTCTGGAATGAAAGCGAAGCTAACAAGCGAGCCTATCGAGCTACTCGACAGAATGTACAAGATCCAGCACTTGCGATGACCAGGTATGCTGCCTGGTTACAAGCTCTCCCTGGTCAGCCCATCTTTGTCGGTTACCCAGCGGTCTATGACTTCAAATGGATTGACTACTACTGTGTGAAGTTCCTAGGCAGTAATCCATTCAGCTTTAGCCGTGCCGTAGATGTCAAGAGTTATGCTTGGGCCGTTCTTGGAAGGCATTTCCAATCCTGTAGCAAACGCACAATGCCCAAGCATTGGTTTGATAATCTTCCCCACACGCATGTGGCCATCGACGATGCCATTGAGCAAGGCGCCATGTTTATCAACATGATGCGCGAAACGCGAGGAATGCCAGCCATTAAGGGTATTCCAAACCGAGCATAATGAAGGGCCATATGGCCCTTCACTCATTTCTGATCCCCTGCTTTCATAGCCTTACCAGTAGCAAATGGAATGACCTGTGCTGGATTGATAGGCGAACCACCCTGTCGCACCTCGAAATGTAGGTGAGGCCCAGTTACTCTGCCAGTCGCTCCAACCTTACCAATCTGCTGCATTTGTGTTACCGTCTGGCCCTTCTTTACCAAGATAGCGCTCTGGTGAGCATAAAGAGTTGACATGCCGTTGCCATGATCAACGATCGTACAATTACCATAACCACCCTTAGTTCCAGCGAAAGTTACTGTGCCTGCTTTTGAAGCATAGATCGGAGTGCCTACTGGTGTGCTGCGGATATCAACGCCAGTATGCATCTTCTTCACCTTGAGCACTGGATGGATACGATATCCAAAGGGTGAACCACCCACACCGCTGACGGGGCAACAGAATTTGGTTCCATCATCCGGAATGACTGCTGGCTGAGTATCATCCACCTCACCACCCTGGCCTTCCTCTTCAACGCTATCCGTGCCTTCTCCTCCACTACTGGAACTCGAATCAGAGCTGCTAGCCATACTGGCTGCTGGGCTTTTGGTGCCAGGATGACCATTATAAGGCTCGTGCGTTGGCATCCTGGAACAAATACTCATCGTGCTGCTATCTGGATAGCCAGCACTTGGATCGAGGTCTCGATCAGCTAGGCGTGTTGGTTTCGGGCCTTGTGCTTCGGCTGCCTTAGTTGCCGTGGGGCCATTACCACCATTTTGTTGAATCTGAGCACCTTTGAGGAATAGGTTGCCGCCTGCGGTGATACCACATACACCGCCTGACTCCAAGGCAATCGTTCCACCGGCTTTGGTGCTCATGTTGCCACTTGATGTGATGTTTGCGGCGCCCTTACTCAAAAGGTTCATATCACCGGCAGCACTGATATTGCAGGCCGCCCCAGTAAGAACCTCTAGATTCTTACCAAATTGCATTGACCCACCACCAGCACCATAGGCATTCCATGATTTGATGGCATTCATATTGATCTGACCATCTGCATGTAGATTCAGATCGCCCTGGCTCCTCAGGCTGATACTCTTGGCGGAATAGGCATCAATACCATCATCACTAACCTCGAGCCAGCTATTGCCGTTACCAGATATGAAATACACATACCCCGTGGCATCATTGATATAGACCTGCGCACCAGTCTTGGTGCGAATGCGAATCGACGAATCGTTACCGTCATCAAAGACCAGCTGATGACCACCAGGGCTCTTAAAGCCATAGACATTGCTGATCTCATCACGGCGTGCACCAGCATCTGTTGGGCCTCTACTGGTATCCTCGTAAAGGCCTTGCGCTTGTAAACCATCATGAAGTGGATCAAAGCGAGCTCTTGTGTGGTTATCCGAATTTGGTACGTTTGGGTCCCAGCGGTTGTATTCTGCTACTGGTGGATTGGCACCATCCACGCCAGGATCGTAGGAATTGTTGGTTGGAATACCTGGAACCATGTGGTTCATAAAGCTCTGGTAGAGCCCGCCAATGTAGATTCCACGGTTAGGGTCACCATTGATAAACATGACCACAACCTCGTTCTCAAGGTCGGGTGGCACGGCCCACCAACCATATGATTGCTGAGTATCGGCGAGCTTCTTACCCTGCTTGGTGTTACTTTTCGGATTAGTCGCGCCAGCGAATGGTGAGCAATATTGAACGGTGAGCCATGACAACTCATCATCTGGATTTGAACTCAATTCAGGAATCCAGACTTGGAGGCGACCTAGTTTGAAGGCATCCTGGTTGTTCTTGACGTAACCAATGTAAGCCTGGTTGAGGAGGTTGATGCGGCCACCTGGATCCTGTTGATATCCACGTGGAGTTCTAAATGAACGACCAAAGCTACGACTAGACATTGTTATTCCTTAATCGAGGTAGCACCAAATGCCGCCCAGGTTTGTGATAGTTGTGATGGGTTTCCCCGAACCTTATTCCAGAGGTTCTCAGCCAAGGCATCTTGTGTCGCAGGGCTGAATGTCACATTCCTCCAATTGCTACCATAAACATCACGAGCGTTCTCAGCCAGTGTGCCGCTAACAAACTGATACGCACCAACCGCAGAGGAAGATTGGTTGCCATCGAAACCACTAGTTGCAGGAATCATCACTGACTTCTGGTAATCGTAGACCTGACCCATAGTCATGCTCGTAAGGTTCTGTTGTGTCAGACCCGCAGCATTACTGGTAGGAGAGGTGTTGTAAACTAGGGTGTTGTAACCACCTAGATGTGGAGTGCCTTCAGCTGATTGAATATTGGCCTTAACTGCCGAGAATGGTGTATTAGCCTGACCATATGGAGAAAGTTTGTTGTTTGCCTTGAAGGTAGGTTGCGATGTGCCAGTGGATTGACCAGTTGTTTGTGGCCCACTTGACGCAGGGCTATTGGTCATTGACGGGCTCTCATCAACGGTGGAGACACGCCCTTCGATGATATCTTCGAAACTCCAACCAGGCACGCGATACGCACTAATATCCTGTGTGAATTGACCTCCGGAGAATCTGTTGGTCACCATGTTACAGGCGTAGAACCCAGTGAAGATATCGCTGTTGCCACCACTACCCTTTGATGTATTCGCGTTATCACCAGAACCGGTAGCTGGTGCCGAATTGGGTGATTCATCGGCAGGAAGCGAAACACTTCCTGTCTCACTATCGTATCCTTGAGGTAGCTTGAATTTGAATACGAACATGTGCTCACCATTGAACTGATTGATCTTATCATCAGTGCTTGGTGAATCAAATGGTTCACCCGAGTTACCCGGACCTAACCAATAAGGGTCACCCTTAATCTGGAGGTCTATAGTTTGAAGGTTTGCATCTATAGAGCCATAGAGCTGATTCAGAAGAGTGCCATAGACAGTCTTGTATGGATCGTTATCATTACTCGTTCCAGTGGTAGCTCTAGCACCAGGATTACCAGCATCCTGAGTGATAGTGATAGGCATGAAGCTTTGACTACCCTGATCGGCACCCTGATATTCGGGGTGCTGAGCATTCTCATAAACTAGATCCTCACCATCAAGAATCGCGCCACTCTGGCCTGGTGGAAGTTTTCTTGGTGGAATGGAAGCCTTGGCCGCATCTTGGCTCTTACCAGCAATGGTTGCCAGTTGATCATTTTGGTTTTTGGCTGCATCATAGGCCGCCTTTAATGAGTCTCTCTGTGCCTGTTGATCAGCAGTTAGAGTTTGACCAGGTTGATCATACTCTGCCTCGAAATCTTCATAGGCCTGTCTCTTTTTCACCATATCGTCATAAGCACTCGATGTATCTTGGCTCTGGCTAAATGCGTCTTTTGAAGGATCAATCTGAGCTGGGGTTCCAGTGAAAGTGAGTTTACCTTGAACTTTAGGTACAGAAACCGCCCAATTGAAATTGATGCTAATGTCAAATTTCAATACCTCGGTATTCATACCAGTGAAGATGTAATCATACTCTTTTCGAAGGAAGGCCTGTTGAACGGCGAATGATGCCTTCTGCTTGTTCAGTTTGGCGTTCTTATCAAAGTTCTTGGCCAGGCCCATTGACGTAAGGAGGCGCAGAGTCAAATAAGGTCTAATGATGTAGGTGATCTTACGGCTGTAATTGCCCTGAACTGGATTGTAGTCTTTGTATTCCACCTTCGAATCAACGCAATGCATGATTGACATAACATCACGGATCTCTTTCTCATCATCGTCACCAACAGTAGGCGGTAATTCTCGAGAAAGCCTTGCCATTCTGATGGCCGTGTGGCAGTGAGCCAACACCATATCAACGATGGCGGGGAAGTCAGTACCAGAACTGAACTGACCACTTTGAGTTCCATAAGACGGATCAGTACCCTGGTTGGCAATAGTTGGAATGCTAGATGACAACGGATGGTCAAACGGATTCTTGATTCCTACCTTGGTATCGAAGGGATAATCTCTAGCCTCAACGGCATATTCAATAAAAGGAACAGCGGTCTTACCATACTTCTCTGGTACATCGTTATTCATCGCGGTGATAACATTCTTGAGTGCTTCACCAACAGTATTACCAGTTGCTTTGGCCGTGCTAGGCAGGATACCATACTGGTTATCTAGAGCTGTTTCATTCAATGGTACAGCGGTAATAGTGTGCATGGATCCTGTTTCATTGATATCGGATTTAATGTCAATAAGGGTTAGCTGCCAGGTCCACTTGTCACCAATGTTAACCATATGACCTTCTTCATCATACCCCCAGAGTTTCAGCTGGAGAAACCAAGGGGCTTTCAGGTAGTTGTAAATCTGCTTGGTAACCGCAGCCTGGTAGAGAAGATCTGGAAGCATGGCTCCATAAGGCTCATAAATCCTTATGGTCACGTTGGTCGTCAGAGCATTCTTGGTACGGATATTGGGGCCAATCACTGAATCAATGATCACTTCCTGGATATTCATACCAGTCAAACCAGTCTCGGCAATCACAAACTCATTACCCTTGCCTTGCTCTTGGAGATACTCACTATCAAGGTAGAAGGAGAAGTGATAGGATGGTTGGAACACCTCGCTCATCGCGTTCGGAACTGGTTCAAATCCAACACTCTGAAGTACATCCTCACCCGTGCCATCACCATCTCGGATCATACCAGCATCTTGTTTGATGGAGGGTTGATCTGAGCTCTTGGCGTTAGGATCCTTAGTTCCTGCACTACTCGTAGTCTTGCCACCAAGATCCTCATCTTGCGATGGTGAGGCCACTGGGTTGGTGGTTTTCTTAGGTAGAGTTGCCGATGGGTCGTTGAAAACTACTGGCATTAGGAGGCCTTAGAAAGTGCCGCAAGGCGATTCAAAGTGGGGATGTAGAGACTCATACCAGTCTTCATATCATAGATCGGGTCTTTGATCACATTCGGATTGATGATCATGAAAACCCACCAATAGTTAGGCGTGTTGTATTGATCATATGATAGTAGATCAGGGCGGTTCTCATACTTGTTAGCCAAAGATGGAATGAAAATATCCGTGCTATCTCGAGGAATAGACCGATACGTCAGATTACTCAGAAACCAACTGGTCTGTTGAGTGGTGTAATAGGGGCTTGTTGGGCCATATTTGACTATACTCATTAGATCCATCCCTTACTGGCGGCGTTACCCGAACCATGGCCAAACATCTTACCATTCACGAAATCAGCCAGGTTGAAATCTTCTCGTTGCTGTTTCGGTGTCTGTTGAACCACACAAGTGATCGTCATGGTAGTCAGGCTTGGCACCCAGGCTACCGTTCCATCACTCATAGTTACCTCCAGGTAGTTCACATTGTTTGGCAGAGCCATCGAAAAATCTTGGAGGAGCACCGTGAGATCATTAAACATGAATTCACCATAACCACTTAAAACGAGTGGCGGAGGTGGCAATCCAGCTGTGCCCTGCTTCCTTTCATATTCACCAAAGTGCATCTTGGTGGCACTACGGAAGAAATGCATACAGGCCAGTGTGTATCTCGCCTCATCAAGATTCTGAGCACTAAACTGACCTTCAATCTGAATCTGAACTGCTGGCGTGTTGGTATAGGTATAATAATCAGTATTCGCATGGGTGGGTGTCATCTGACTATAGTTCACCTTATGCGCCATCGTGATTGTTGGTGTATAGGGGAAGAACGCACCATTGGTCTCATTGAGCATATAGAGAACACTATCCTTGTCACCAAAGAACGGATAGGTCGATCCAGTTTGCTCCTTTGGTCGGAGACGAACTCGCACGTCAATCTTGTGACCAGTTACCGTGATATCAGGCTGTGTTCCATCGGGTGGAGCATCTGTAGAACCAGGTGTCGCCGAGGCTGATGTAGTTTGGTCTGATTGACCAGTTAGATCAACGTCAGTCGATGAGTCTGAGTTGGTTGTTCCAGTAGAATTATCGGAATCATCAGCACTGGTGACACCTGCCGTAGTATTACCCTGGGTTTGTGATAAATTGGTTTGGGCCAATTCCAAAGTCTGTTGGGCTTGAACCGTATTTTGCTTAGCTTGAAGGTATTCTGGGCTATTAACCCCATGATTATCCTTGGCCAGATCCATGGATTCCTTGGCGGAGAAGTAGTCGCTCTGCGCAAAATTGAAGAGCGATTCAGCATTTTGCACATCTCTAGAACTCGCCGCAGATGTTGCGCCTTCGCTCTGACCCGAACCGCTACTTACTGGAAGGAGTGGTGGTTTGGATGTGGAATCAATTGGGTTGCTCGCCATTAGAAGCCTCTCGAATCATCCTAGCAATATCCGCAAGGTCTGAATTCGAGAGTTCAGGCATATGGTTCGCAAATTCAACCATATTGCCTTCTAGAGCCGCTTGGCGGGCCGCGGTAGCACTTACTCCATCTGCCTCGCCAGCCTCGCGGTCTACCTCAAATACCTCACAATCTAGCTTCTCGCTAGCTATGAGCTTGCGGTAATTGGAAGCACGATCCGAACCAGCAATCCAAGCTCTTGGTTTCAGGCCTTGTAGATCCAAAACCTCCAGAGCTTCATAGGCTGATGCCACAACATCAACCATTATACCCGGAAATAACTTCCGAATGATTGCTAGACGCTGCTCAGCAGTTAAAGGGTTCTTTACTCGATCCTTGCTGCTCTTCTCACCATCTACGATGTAGAGGATTGGTCGAGCGCCAAGTCGTGAAGCAGTCTCCCTGAGCCTACTGATCAGAATACCATGACCTCTAGTAGGAGGATTCATTCTACCTACCATGAATGCCACTAGGTTGTTCTGGCCTCCACCCATATTTACCGCTCCATTAACCACTACTATTTGATTCAGTCACACCAATAGTGACATCCAGGTGACGATCCTATAGAACATACTGAGTGCTAACCAATAGCGTACCACCTATGTGGGGCACAATATAGAACCGCCAAAAGCAGAACATAAGGAGCGGCGCCAAACATGGCTCTACCACCCAAAGTGAATTACCTGACCAATAAGGAACTCCTCAGCGAGATCCACAAATCCAAGAATTCCTACAGCTACTTCATCGATAAGGCATATGAAAACTATGATGCTATCGTGGAATCTACCGATAAGATTGATGATGATTTGGTAGCACAGACCAGAGCTATTAAGGCCAAGAAGATGCTACAGGCCCAAAAGCAAGCTCTCAAGGATCAGGGCTATAAGAACCATCAGATTAAGGTCAATGACATCGACCCAGATTCAATCCCCCTAGAGAGCTTAGTCTTTCGAGTGATGACTCATGATCACATTCCACTTGAAGAAGGTCGGGTCAAGAATCCCAAGAGTGTAGCTGACCACCACGTTCGATTGAACTTTCCCCCATTCAAGCATTACGCAATCCTGGATGATCAGATCACTGAAGTTGGGCGCTCACATTGGAAGGATGCGTTGGATAATGGCACCTTTTCACAGGATCATGGCAAGATCTCTAACCGGTTGGCTCTCATGTTTATGAAGCTAGTGGATCGCTATTCACAGCGAGGTAATTGGCGTGGCTACACCTACCTGGAAGAGATGAAATCACAGGCTTTGCTCCAGTTGAGTCTGATGGGCCTACAGTTCAACGAAGCTCGCTCCGATAATCCATTCGCCTACTACACCGTCACAGTCAGCAATGCATTTACCCGTGTGTTGAATCTTGAGAAGCGTAACCAAAACATCCGAGATGATCTTCTGGTTATGAATGGTGTCACTCCTAGCATCACTCGACAGATTGATAATTCGCTAGCCCAGAGGGCTCTTGCGAATGGTGAGGTACCAGAACAGAAGAAGATTGTGCGACGGGGTGCTCCTAAGAAGCTTGCCTAAATAATGACATCTGGGTGACCAGGTCTTTACAAATAGGGCAAACTAGGAGACCTTATGAGCAACCAGCTCTTTCAGAAAGCGGCTGTTTTTACTGACATTCATTTTGGCCGGAAGAACAACGACCGTCAGCATAACCAAGATTGCGAGTCGTTCGTGAAATGGTTCATTGAGCAAGCCAAAGCCGCTGGCGCTGATACTGTGATTTTTACCGGTGACTGGCATGATAATCGTCATGCGATTCACGTGTCTACACTCAACTATAGCCTCTCCAATATGGAGCGGATAGCCAATGAGTTTGATAACTTCTACTTCATTCCTGGCAATCACGATCTCTACTACAAAGAGAAGCGCGAGATCTCCAGTATTGCGATTGGTAGAAACCTCAAAAACATCACAATCATCAACGACTTCCTAACTGTTGGTGGGGTGACTTTTTGCCCCTGGTTAGTAGGTAATGATTACAAGCAGATCCAGAAGCTAGCCAAGAAGTCAGACTACATGTTTGGCCATTTCGAACTACCGCACTTCATGATGAATGCGATGGTCGAGATGCCTGATCATGGCGGCCTGAATGCCAGTCATTTTGATGATGTGACCTATTGGGCGTTCAGTGGTCACTTCCATAAGCGTCAAGCCAAGAACAAGATCTGCTATCTGGGCAACCCCTTCCCCCATAACTTCGCTGATGCCTGGGATGATGATCGTGGTATGATGTTGCTGGAATGGGGTAAGGAGCCAGAATTCAGAGCCTGGCCTGGTGCGCCTAAGTATCGCAACTTCAAGATGACGGATCTGCTAGAGAATCCAACTGGTCTGATTGATGAGCGAACTTACGCTAGAATCACAACTGATGTGATGATCAACTATGATGAAGCCCAATTCATCAAAGAGACATTCAACGCGCATTTCAATCCTCGAAAGATTGACGTGATGCCTGGTACGAAATCGGAAGACGAGCAGTCATTCGGTGACGATGTGATCTTCCGGTCTGTTGATCAGATTGTGACTGAGGGTCTTAATGCCATCGATAGCCTGACTGTGGATAAGAACCTCCTCATTGAGATCTACCGGGGGCTCGCCTAATGGAATTTGAACCTTGGCAACTTGAACTTCTGATAGCAAGTCAGGATGTCTCTCAAGTCAATCATGCTTATTGGTTTGTGAAACACAACCAGAAGATGACGCGTACAGATTTCATGAACTCGGTTATAGCTATTCGTGACTTACTAGGTAACCAGGGTGTAGAATATGCCATATTGATGATGGCTCATGGCTTCTATGTCTTCACTGATAAGGGCCTCAACATTGATCCTGTTATGACCAAATTGGCTCATGGTATCAACTTTGAGGGTGAGATAATTGATGCGGCGCATAAGGGCGTTATTAATCAGGTAAACACCACTTTGGCGGGAAAAGCAAAATGATAAAGATCCGCACAGTAACGATGAAGAACTTCCTTAGTGTTGGTAACACCACACAGGCGGTTCAACTAGATGAGCATGGATTGACTCTAATCCTTGGTGAGAATGTCGATCAGGGTAGTGGTGGTTCGAGGAACGGGGTCGGTAAAACCACGCTAGCTCAGGCCATTTGTTATGCGCTCTACGGAGAGGCGTTGACCCAGATCCGTAAGGATAACCTAATCAACAAGATCAACCAGAAGCAGATGAGCGTTTCACTGGATTTTGATATTGGTAACAAGAGCTACCGTATTGAGCGAGGCCGCAAACCCAATTTCCTCCGCTACTATGTCAATGATGGTCTGGTTACTCAGGATGGTGATAATGAAGCTCATGGTGAAAGCAAGATCACCCAGCAGGAGATTGAGAAGACCATCGGTTGTTCACATACACTCTTCAAGCACATCGTAGCCCTTCATAGTAAGACCACACCATTCTTGGAAATGAATGCCAAGGATCAACGGGTAGTCATTGAAGAGCTACTGGGTATCACCCAGTTGAGTAGCAAGGCAGAGCAGCTCAAAGCCCTGATCAAAGAGATCAAGGACGAGATCAAAGGCGAGGAACTGAGGATTAAGATCCTCATTGATAACAATGATCGTATCCAGAAGACGATCAATGACCTGAAGTTCAAAGGCACTGTTTGGGATAAGGAACATAGCAAGAAACTGGATAAACTCCAGACTGCGATTGATCAGCTCAAAGAAATCGACATTGAAACCGAAATCAACAACCAGCGCCTCCTCGTTGAGTTCAATCGTGTTTCGCAAGAAGTGATGCGATTTGAACGTGATGCCGGTCGTGTTGAAAAAGCCTACAATGCAGCTGACTCTTCCATCCAACGCCTCGATTTACAGATGGAAGCTGCCAAGGAGAAGAAGTGCCACACCTGTGGCCAAGACGTTCATGACGATAAGCACCAGGAGATCCTAGCTGATCTAGTGGCTCACCGTAAGCAATATGAAGAAGAGCGTAGCCAGATCCAAGAAGAGCTCTTTGCAGTGGCTGGTGATCTCGAGAAAGCTCTTGGAGAGCTCTCGGGTCTTGGTAATATGCCAGAAGTCTCCTACCCCAATATTGAGCAGGCAATGAATCATCGTCATACTCTCGACAAATTGGAAGCTGATCAACAGCGTGAGACGGCTCAGGATAATCCTTACATTGATCAGATTGCCAACCTGAGCACCAGTGGGTTACAGGATATCTCCTATGATTATTTGAATGAATTGGTTAGGCTGAAAGAGCACCAGGATTTCTTACTCAAGCTGCTGACCGATAAATCATCATTCATCCGCAAGAAGATCATCGACCAGAACCTCAGTTACTTGAATGTGAGGTTGAACTCCTATCTGGATAAGATCCAGTTACCACATGAGGTAGTCTTCCAGAGCGATCTAACCGTAGAGATCACCCGACTGGGTAGAGAGTATGATTTCGCCCAGTTGAGCAACGGTGAACAAAATCGAGTCGTGTTGGCGCTCGCATGGGCCTTCCGTGATGTCTGGGAGACCATGAATAAGCCAATGAACCTCATCCTGATTGATGAGTTGGTTGATGCTGGTATGGATAGTAAGGGTATGGATCTTGCCCTCGAGATCCTGAAGAAGAATGCGCGTGATAGAGGCAAAAACATCTTCCTCATTAGCCACAAAGATGAATTGACATCCAGGGTTCCGAGGGTGCTACTCGTTCAATACGAGAATAACTTCACTACCTATATCACGGATACTGAGCAGAATGACTGAGATCCTCTATAGCAATGAGGACGCCAGCGTAAACTTTGTAACGCCCCATCCACAAGGTGGGGCGTTCGAGTCACGGTATGTCAGGCGCACCCCTGAGTATTTCATCACCTATCTGAGCAGCCACTCTGGTTGTAATAAGGCATGTCGCTTCTGTCATTTGACCCAAACTGGTCAGACCATGATGGCACCAGCTAGTGTGAAAGACTATGAGCAGCAAGCCCTGGATGTCTTCCGTCATTACCGACAGTTCGATGATGCCCTGAGAGTCAATTTCAACTTCATGGCACGTGGAGAGCCCTTGGCTAACCCCAATGTACTCACCAGCTGGAATGACGTTCAGAGACCCTTACAGAGCCTAGCAGAACAACATGCCTTGGTAGGCAAGTACAACATCAGTACGATCATGCCCTCAGAGATGGCAGACCGTAGCCTCTACGATGTCTTTGGTCAATCGGGCGCACAGATCTACTATTCACTCTACAGCCTCAAACCAGAGTTTAGGAAACGGTGGCTACCTAGGGCCATGGATCCTCATAAGGCTCTCTGGAAGTTGACTGAATGGCAGCAAAAGACTGGAGAACTCGTAACCCTCCATTGGGCCTTCATCGAAGGTGAGAATGATGATCTCGAAACACTCGAGAAAATCGTTATGGCCATCCTGTTTCGAGGCCTCAAGGTGAAGTTCAATCTGGTTCGCTACAATCCATACAGCGAGGCCCAAGGTAGAGAACCGGCCGACGACATCATCCAACGCAACTTCGACTATTTGGCCCAGGCCTTTGGTAACGAGAAGTCTCGGATAGTGCCTCGAGTTGGCTTTGATGTCAAAGCCTCATGCGGAATGTTTGTCGATGCTACCCACAAGCCTATGCGCTGAACGCCACGTTTGGATTGACAAAGGTATCGCTATCGGGGCCTATTCCGGTCTTAATATCGACCTATCACCTTCATGTCGAGATTGGCTTAATCAGATTGTGCGACCACACCGTTGGTGGTGGGATTATTTCATCGAAGAGCGTGAGGTTGCGATGTATTTCGTAGACCCTAAAGATGCCATGCTATTCAAGTTGACCTGGCTCTGATAGGTGCTAGAATGGTCATATGAGTGGTTGGCACACCATCCTAGAATTACCAGGGGATCGGATATGGTTCGATGAGGATGGCTATCTGATATTCTACAAGTGGATCAATGACACCTTTGGCGAACGATCCTACCGAGTAAGTGCTGGAACCTGGCGCTGGAATGTCAAGGGCGATAACCCTATCCGAGTCTACTTCCGCCATGCCAAGGATGCCACGCTCTTCAAGTTGACATGGTTCTAATTGGTTGACTCTGGGCCAGCTTGTGCTAGATCCGTAGAAGGTTAAATACGGAGTGCGCGATGAGCGGCAATAGGCTTGATATTCAAAAGGTCAATCGGTATGAAGCCGATTGGGATGCCAAGACGATATTCACAGGCTTTAACATCCGGGCCGTTCTCGCAGGCACGACAGACATGATTACTCGTATTACCGAGCGTTCGCGCCTAGCAAAAAGGCTGCGTCGCGAGATTGGCGAGGAAGACATTGACTGGATCTTGCAGGATCATCCCCGATCGGGTGAGGTCGAACTCTACTTGAAGAGTTCAGGACCCCTGATCATGTGGAAGCTTCAGGATCACGAAGCATTCAATAAGCTGTTTGACCGGGTGGAACAGCACACGGATACCCCACCTGATGAAATTCGAGACCCTGAAGACCAAGAATAAGCCTGGATACCACATTGAATTCAAATCAACCCAACAAGCATTGAATGCTGGGGTTTGGCTCAAGCAAATTGGTCTTAATGAATGGTCAGCAGGTGGTGGATTGATCTCCACCATCGACCTAGAAGTTGCCTACAAATTGCGAATCCATTTTGATCATCAGATCAAACTGATTAGGTGTCTTGTAGCTTGATCTGATAGATCTTGTGGATCTTATCCGCATGAACCAATTTGATCAATGCGAGATCCATCGGATTCAATAGAAAGAGGTGGGTGTAGACTCGCCTATTCTTCCAATTTGGTTCAAAATCCAAACGATACTGGTCTATACAGGTATCACGCAGAAGATCACGCATTGCCTCAATATCACCGGCATTGCTTTCACAATGCCAGATCTTCCTGGCTGGTCGAGCTAAGAGCACCTGGTAGGTGAAACGCCCATAGGGGAGGTTCTTCTTCCTCAATGTCTTGATAGACAGGCGGCCCATTGGATCTCCAAAATACGCGGATGGCTCAACTAGTCAGTTTTATCTACATTCTGACTTAGGTCGAAATCAATCTTCCGCTCCACCTAGACGGCGAATTGCGCCTTTATTCTGCTTGAAGAACCCCTCATGAGTCACAATCACGTAATCACATGCCTCTGGTGTTCCAAATGACTTGCGATACGTCACATAGGATAGACCAGTAAGATCCAACTCAGACAGGTATTTGGCTTTGAAAGCGGCCCAGGATCCTTTGCGGGTGATCTTGAAGATGGTAAGCGAGAAATCCTGGTCATCCGCAGGTTCTTCTGTCTGATCAATCCAGGTATCGAGTTGCTTACAAGATCCGTCAATGATCTGATGAAACGCGATGTCAGCGTAATTCTTGGCCTCAAGATTCAGATAGGGTAGATCGTCTGGAGGAATGATATCACCCTTGGCCGCTCTCTGCTGACCGCTACTAAGGAACTCCTTACGGAAGACGTTTTTGCCGCCCATGTAGGCTCCTGAGTTAGGAACTCGTTGGAAGTTACCTCCTAGAGTCTCACCCAAGAAAACGCAGATCTCGCGTTCCCATGAATTGCCCTTCAATTTTGATTTGCTAGTCATCAGATATGACTCCACGATTTTCGATTTACCACACACCTGATAGTTTCTTCAGAAACGCCATAATCAGGAGCCAGTTCTGCTTGGGTATAATAATCAGTGGCATATCGAGACCTAATATCATGAACCTGAGCTTCAGTTAGCTTCGTGTGCTGTCGCCCTTTTAATACTTTATCAGTCATATTGATTTGGTTAGATCCTAAGAAAAGGTGGTCAGGGTTGATACAGGTTGGATTGTCACAGGAATGGCAGACATGATCATCAGATCCTATTGGGCCATTATGACAAATATAACTGAGTTGGTGAGTTCCACTTTTACCGTGAACTCTATACCAACGATCAACATGGCGACCATATCCATCCTTATCCGTATAACCTGTCCAATTCCAACAACCGTTAGATTGGATAGAAGTTCGAGCGGCCAGATATTCCTTCAGAGTTCTGGTGTGTTTATGTCCAGATGTCATTGCTACCCTCAAGTTGGATTATGTGGGTATTTATCTACACCAATATAGACTCCAGGGTTGGTTGTATCGCATTGTGCTTATAAAGGAGCACAACATGGATAAGCGAAATCGTGATCTGACTGTGATGGTGAATGTCTCACCAACCGACAAAGTGCGTTTTCGAGAGTTCATGAAACAAGAGCTTGGTTACTACAACGCTCTTGTTGAAGGTCTAGGACCGCGTGCCCGAACTTTCCCCGAGACCCTTATAGCCCTCCACAAGGATTGGCAGAACCTTTGGTCAGCTTTGGCACAGGGTGGTCACAATCTAAAGCTCTATGAAAAGGCTCCAATGGATATCCAGCTGCCAGCTGATCTGGAGCCGCATCGTAAGATGCTTGTTGGTCGAGATTCCAAGGGTGAACGATTCCTGAATGATCGCATGTTCAACATCATGAGTATAGCGACCACTCCAGCTTTGATTCATCCTATTGTGCGACGGAACATGGCCAACTTGGTTCTTGAATTCTTCAAAGACCAATCCATCAAACTAGCCAATCGCAATGAGAATGCCCTGGGTGAGCAGGATATGTATTCCAAGCCTATTGATCTCCTGGTTAAGCATGACCTGGTGACTAAGCGCCACCTACAGATTCCTCGTAACGCGCTTAATGCGGTCTATTACTATGATGATCGCGAACTCACGGAGATCTACACTCCTTACAGTGATAACCCTTTGGTGGTTCAGGGCCATGATCTCGAGCACAACAATCACTGGAATCTGATCATCCTACATCAACAGGCTGGTATGGAAGCTGACCCCACGACCCCTTGGGTTATTGACATCACGTATAACCAGAACCCATACTTACTCCGTTACCAGGATGTTGATCAACCAAAGACTGGTAGGATTTTCGCGGCGATGAAGAGCCGTAACTAATAGGGTAGAGTTACCCTAAGATCGATCTCAGATGTAGCTGAATCGCGCTCATTCGGTTGAGCGAATCTGTGTACTAAATAACCCCAAAGAGGGACCACCCACAGATTCTACTTTATAGCCCCTAGATATCCCCTGACACCAATAATCATAAAAAGAAGCCCCAGAGGAACACTAGGTTCCAACTGGGGCCTTACATAGCTTAACATCCTAGAATCTATCGACACCTTGTCCGGAAGAAGACGGAATGGTAGCCGCTAGGGGCGAACTGGGTCCTACATTAGTAGGTATGGGTATTACCCTACGACACACCAGTATAAACAAAGCCAGTGGGGAAAACGCTGGTGGTGATCCGAGAAGCAACCTGGGGTGCAAACCGACTTTCCCCTGGGCTCTGGTTCTTCGTAGGAAGTGAGGCCACCGGTGACCCGGAACCTCACAGCCGAGTCTGGGCTACTTGAAAGGTCTAGGTCTCGGTACCGCCATAACTCAGAGTTCCTATCTGAAAAGCCGACAGGATGACCCCGGCGCTGGTTTACCAGTGATAGTTTCAAGATCTTGCGACAACCTCTAACTGCAAGGCTGAACTCCCCTCTTGCTGATTCATTTTTGTTTCGGTAAGGGGGGAGTAAAGATCTGTGCTTCCTACCTACTGCAAGTCTTACATTCACTCGCAAGCTCGTTCATTCCTCCGCTTCGCTCATCCAGTTATCACCCAGTAATCACCAATTCAAGTGGTCTTTGAATCGAAGAGTTCATATGGAACTTTCGCAAAGATTCGTGAAGATTTCGCAAAGGATCGCACGGAATTACCGCTCTAAGGATCGCTTCATATCTCAGAGATTCTCACAGATCCAATCGCATTGTACGGTTCTCAGAGAACCAAGAGATCATGGCGATCATCTATTTGACTGAAATCCTTCGAACTCCATACCGATAAATACCACTATAATGAGACAATGGTGGTCATATGCGTCAAAGATTCAATGATCAAAGTGGTGAGTTCGTGGGTTGGAAGTTCAGTCGTACTGAAGCCGCCTATATTTCCTCAAACATCCTGCCATTCCTCAAGGGATCAAATGAGTGGGAATCTAGATTCCTGAGAACCATGGTCGGTGATTTCAACCATGATTTACCCTTCCTATCGATCAAGCAGAAAGAACGTCTAGACCTCATTCTACGACGTCATGGTATCTCCAATCTTTCTTACCTATGTGATCAGCTTCCTATTGCTCGTTGGAATGGTAATACAGATTCACTGATCAACTTCATTAAAGAGATCATGCCCCTGATGGAATGCGAATTCATCTGGTTCTATGAATACAGCCCAGCAGCATTCGCCTATGATAGAACTCCTCTTGAGATTGCTACCGAGGATCATGACCTATATTTTGGCTTCGTGAGTGAACTTGATGCTGAGATGGTGGTTGCGGAGATAACTCATAGGGTACAAGCTACCGTCTGATGGAGATCTACTTTGATGGAGGATGCGCTCCTAATCCAGGCAAGATGAGCGCATGTATCGTGATATGTCAGCCAGGTCGTAAAGCCCGTGCCTTCACGATAAAGGATCTAGGTCAGGGTACCAACAATATAGCCGAGTGGTCAGCTCTTATCTGGGCCATCCTTTGGGCCAAAGATAATTCGGTTGAGCAATGTGTCGTTATCGGTGACAGCAAGTTGGTCATTAACCAGGCCAGGGGTATGTGGAAGGTCAATAACAAGGTGTTGGCCGATTTGCTCAAAGAGTTCCATGAGATCTCTAAGGGTCTTGATCTTGAGTTTCGCCACGTTCTCCGCGATTCCAATCTAGCCGGCATCTACCTAGAGCACGGCACGCTCTAGTGCATCATCACACCAGTCTTATTGGTGCGCTCGATATTTTCCTCAATCAGTTCCAAAGCGTATTTGCGTTGTCTTGGTGTCATAGCAAAGGCCTGATCCAATGGTGCGCCCCCACGCATGTAGAAGCTGATCTGGATGAGTTGTTTCTCTAAGGCTCTTGCGTCTTCGATATACGACTGAAGAAACACAGGAATGTCTTCAGCCGATAGACCCAAGAGCCTTATGCGAAAAAACGCGAAGCGTCGAAGATCATACCGGCGGTCCATTTGTGCTTACACTCTTCCTTGGGGCATTCCACCTCAAGTGTCTTAGGAATACCCGACTCACTAAGGCTCTTCAGCTTATCGGTGATCTTCTGGATAGTCGCCCTATCGGTATTCTGAATGAACTCACTGATAAACTGCTGATCAGTGACTTTGTTTTCAGGGATGGTGATCGATTTGACACAATGGCTCAGTAGATCCAGATTCAGTTCAGCCATACGTTCAAAAGCTGAATTGAACTTTGACTGTCTCTCATCCTCTGTCAGCTCTGTATCTGTCAAATATTGGAGGGCTTTAGTCTCCTGGAAGGTCTTGATATCCAGGATGGTCTTGCTCTCGAAGTCATAGGGTTTGAGATTGATAACCATAGTGTCATTGACTCTCAGAACCGTATCCTCGTCTTTCACTGGAGCGATAGCACTCAAGAGACCTCTGATACTCGTTTCAGTCGAGAACTCGTTTTCACATTCTGGGCAAGTGACATTGACCTCCAAGTTATCACCATAGCTGGCTAGTTTAATCGCTAGAAGGAGCACATCCATATCAGGAACGCTAATATGACGGGGGTTCTTGATAGCCGGAACGCATGATTTGAAAAGACGTTCTAGAGCCTCTCCATTCAGGAGGGCATCTGGGTTCTTGAGGATGATTTCATCGCTAGCAGTCATGGGAAGGATCGCAACCTCTCCATTCAGCGCAAGGTCAATTTCACCTTCTTCGAAGAACTGGCCACTAGTAGGCAAAGCCTGATGAACTGTAGCAGCCCGGCAATATCGGGCGAGTGGATTGGTGGTATCCATGTGAACTCCTAATTCTATACGCATATTTACCGCTTCATTAACTCCGCAGATAATGCTCCAATAAATACTGGAACAAGGGGGCAACCATGTCTGACTTTTCATTTGAGCAGTTGCGATCGCTGTTTGAAAACCTGCAAGACCGTCTGGATAAGACTGCCGGTGATAAGTTGAGCCATGACGAGCTCGAGAAGATTCGTCAGATTCTAGATCGTCAAGCCAAGGATATGAAGAAGGCTTCCACCTCTGGATCATCCAAGGATACCGATGAATTCATCAGGAAGTTCTGGGATTCATGGAGAGCCCAGCAACCCCTCAAGGGTATTTCGGGTGGTCGCCCATCCAAATCATCCTCTACTGGTGATGATGGCCAGACATTCATCCGCCGTAAACAGCAAGAACTAGGTAATGCCACTGGTGATATAACGGATTCGCTCAGGCAGTCAGCTAGATCTCAACGTGAGGCTAGTAAGAAAAGAGAGACTGGTCTTAACCGCTTTACCAAGAATCTGGATAAGGCCACCTTTAAGCTCACCAGTTGGACCAGCGCCCTTAAGAGTGGTTCACTTGCAGCAGTAGGCACTGGTGCTACCAAGAAAGGTCTCGGCGCCTTACAGACCCGCATTGACGCATTCCGTGATGTTATTGCGTCTAGTGGTGGTCAGTTCAAGAATATGACTGAGATGACCAACTCGGCCAATCAGGCTCATATGTCAGTTACTGAATTGGCTGATGCTTTGAATAAGAGCCAAGGCGCTCGTATGATGGGTGGCGCCTCTTACGCCCAGTTGACTGGCCAGTTGACCAAGTCTACCAATGCTATTGGTAATATGGGGTTGTCGTTCGAACAACGCCAGGATGCCATGCAGGATTACCTGGAGATACAACGCAGAACTGGTAATCTGAATCACCTCACCACTAATCAGATGAATGATGGCATTCAGAGTATGGTTAAGTCTTCACAAGAGACAGCTCATATTCTGGGTCTTACTCGTAAGGAAGCGCTAGACCGACAAAAGGAATTAGCAGCCGATCACGTTCGCAACGCGGTGATCCGCAGTAAGGGGTTGGATCAGAGCCAGGTAGATCAGGGCGAAATGGCCATGAGTCAATTCGGACCTGGTGCCCAAAAGATGTTCGAAGAGATTCTGGCCAATGGTCAGATTACTTCTAAGGAATCCGCAGTATATGCGTCAATGAATAAACCAGTTTTGGATATGGCCCATAATCTGGTCGATAAGTTGAATGCGCATCAGAAACTTGATCCTGAATCTATCGCTAAAATGGGTCAGACTGTCGCTGATGGTATCAAGCAGAGCTCCGTGACAGGTGCTCTTGCGCGCCAGACCTATGCAGCTGGCTTAAACCCTGAGGTAGCCAACGCAATCGCAGGTAGGGCACAGGCTGCTGATGCTGTCTTCAATACTAAGCCGAAGGAAGATCAGCTTGCTGATAAAGGAGACCTGGCTGAACTAAGTGCTCAGGAAGCCATGAGAACCGCTGCTAGCGCGGCGGCAACGGCTTTCGATACTCTGCACAACAGCTTGAAGGCCGAATTCGGCCCAGAGATGTACGCGTTCATGCAGAAGGTTATCAATGCTGGAACCTCGTTGACTGATTTCATCCAGAAACTTCAAGGGTATCCAGCCACTATGTCAGCTTTGGGTGTTGCCGCTATTGGTGCAACAGCCGGTTTGTCAGCTGTGAGTCTTGCCTTCAAGGCATTCAAACTGCCTGGCCTGCTCTTGAATCTAGTCAAAGGTGGCGGCAAAGCAGCCGTTGCAGAAGCTGGAGCAGCGGGCGCAGCTGGTGCGGCAGCTCGAGGCGGTGGTGGAACCCTTATCAGTCGTTGGTTGGGTCGCGCTGCCCCAGCCGCAGAAGGCATTGCGGAGAGTGGTGCAGGTAAAGCCGTTCTAGGTGCCGCAGCAGCAGGCCTGAAGCGTAATGCTCTTATTGGAAGTCTCTTCGAGGGCGTTGGCTATCTGACTGGTCAGAAGGATTTCTCGCTCAAGAACCTCGCCAAATCAGGCCTTAGAATTGGTGGTGGCGCACTTGGTGCTCTTGGTGGTGGTCTCCTGACTGCTGGTATGGGTGGTGAGGTCGTAGGTGGTATTGGTGGTTATGCGGCTGGTGATAAACTAGGTGATTGGCTTCTTGGGCCAGATGATACGCCAGCCACTGATGCCGCGAATGCCAAGAAGGCCCAGGGGAAGAAAGCAAACCCCAATCCGGCTAAGAAAACCGCAGATGCGACTGGTCGGCAGGCTCCAGGTGTTCTTACACCAGAGCAGATGAATCAGCGTATCATGGAGGCTAGTGAGCGTGCCACCAATATCCTCAAGGCACTCAAGGATAATTCCGATAAGCAGTTGGAGCTCATGCGTGAGGATTTGATCATGATGCGACGAGCAAATGATCGAACTCATCGTCTGCTGGAAGATGGTAACAAGAATACCAAGGCCATTATGGACAACTCCGTATAAGCTAAATATCTGGAATTCATCCTACAAGGATCCAGATGTCTTACAAAAAGCACGTTCAAGTCGTTCCAGTAAACCAGATGTTGAAGAAGCAACTGGCGCGAAACCGTGACCTTATTGATCCATCCTCTGGTGGCTCAAGCGCCAACTATTCCTCGCCCTTGCCTGAGATCTACGAGGGTTCACCCATGCGTATTGATCGATATGGTCAATATGACGATATGGATAACGATGCCGAGGTGAATGCGGCACTTGATACGATTGCCGATTTCAGCACGCAGAAAGACAGTAAGACTGATGAGGTCTTCGAGATCAAATACCGCAAAGAAGCCTCGGATACTGAGGTAGAGATCCTTAAGACCTGCCTAATGCAGTGGAGTAAGGTCAACGATTTTAAGAAGCGTATTTGGCGAATGTTCCGCAACACGATCAAATACGGTGATCAGTTCTTCATCAGAGACCCAGAGACCCTGCGTTGGTATTGGGTAGATCCATCCAAGGTTGAAAAGATCCTAGTCAATGAGGCGGAGGGTAAGTCAATAGAGGCTTACATCTTCAGTGACCTGGATGTCAACCTAGAGAGTTTCACGGCTACCGCACCTGATGATTATGGTCAAAACCTGACTGGTGGTACGAGCCAGATGGTATTCCAGTATCCAAGCCGAGATACCAAGCGTTGGGGTCATGGCAAATCCTCAGGTAGTCGCTTTGAGGGCGACCAGAGTATGACGGCTATTGAGGCTACTCATGTGGTTCACCTCAGTCTTAGTGAAGGTCTTGATGCCAATTGGCCATTCGGCACAAGTATCTTAGAGAGCGTCTACAAGGTATGGCGTGAAAAGGGTCTGCTCGAAGAAGCCATTATCATCTACCGCATTCAGCGCGCCCCAGAACGTCGTGTCTTCTATGTGGATGTTGGTTCAATGCCCCTCCATAAGGTTGGTGGCTATCTCGAGAAGGTTAAGAACGAGATCCATCAGCGTCGTTTCCCCAGTAGAACTGGTGGCGGTGGTAATATCACTGATGCGACCTACAACCCTATGTCGATCATGGAAGACTTCTTCTTCGCACAATCAGCTGAAGGCCGTGGCTCAAGGGTTGAAACTCTTCCGGCTGGTGAGAACCTAGGTCAGATTGACGACCTTCGATTCTGGAACAACAAGCTGATGCGCGGCCTCCGTGTTCCATCATCCTACCTTCCAACAGGCCCCGATGACGGCGTTCAGAGCTTCAATGATGGTCGTGTGGGTACGGCGTATATTCAGGAGTTTCGCTTTGCTGAGTATTGCAAGCGTCTCCAGAACCTGATCTGCAATGTCTTTGACGATGAGTTCAAGCTATTCGTACGTCGTCGCGGTTACAACATTGATAGTTCGCTCTTCGAGTTGAGCTTCAATGAACCTGAGAACTTTGGTGTGTATGCCAAGATGGAGCGCGACTCCGCGGCCATCAATATCTACACCCCTCTTGCTGAAATGAAACACTTCAGCAAGCGCTATCTGATGATCAATTACCTTGGTATGTCTGAGGAAGAGATCAACGAGAACGAGCGTATGTGGCGCGAAGAAAACCGAGACCTCACGAAAAACACAAAGGCTGATGATGGCTTCGCAGGTGGTGCACCAGCGGGCCTAGATGCCGTTGGTGTAAGACCACAGGATGAACTCGATATGGGTGATGATCTAGAAGATGAAGAGCCAGATACCGGTTCTGATGACGGTCAGTCTAGCCCAATCTCGGGTGATGAAGGTAACAACACTGAAGATGAGGGCGACGAGAATGCGCTATAAGGAAATCATCAAGGAAGACGTTCAGCAGGTCAAGGACGAGAAAGACATCCAGACTAATCGCTTTGATCCAGAGAGCGATTCATTTGATCACCTGGATCTCGGTGATGATCGTAAACCCAAGTTGACTCTGAAGATGATCAACAGGTTGAAGAAGATTCGCTCTACCAAGAACCTAGAGATGGTCAAGAAGCAAGAGCTTCTTGGTATCATGTATGGTATTGGTGGAGATGAGGAAGAGTCTTAAGCGAAGAGCTTATCCGAAATCTTCTTGATCTGAACGAGTTCAGTCTCGCCTAGTTTCTCGATACGTGTCTTGAATTTGGCTTTGAATGCCTGAGCTTCCTCGCCATTAAGAGCCATAAGATCACAGCCTGAATCCTTGAGGTGTTGGTAGATCGCCACAGCAAAGGTTGGAGATTTGCTCATATCTCTGACCATCACCTCCGCAATAGCCTCTGGAAGATCTTCTCCTCGAGTTACTGCCTTGGCCTGTGCCACGATGGCTTTGATCTTATCGGTATTCATACTCATTTGGTAATCCTTACGCGCACTAACCCTACTCTAAAGTGCACCAGAGCCTAAATCAACCACCTCGTTGAATCGCGATTACTCGCTTGAGTCGATCACTGGCGCCCTTGGTATCAATGTCAGAATCTGGCACTTCCTCTGATTCGGTGACCTTCTTGGGTTTGCGCGTAGGTTTGGCTGGTTTCTTCTCGATTGGTGCCTTGGCTTCAGGCACTACCACAACGCATTCATAGTCAAACGTATCACGGATCAGATCGAAGGTGGTAGCTTGGTATTCAGTTGGGTCGAGTTTCTTCCGCTCGGGAAATTCGGCGAATAGGTGGGTTAAGATTCCAGCGAAGTCGCTGTCTGGGGTAAAGGGCCAGTGTTTGAGCTGCATGAGATAACGCACCACAGCCTGACCCTGAATATCATTCCGATCTAACGCCTTCAGAGTTTCGAGAAACCCTCGATCTCCTGATTCCAAGAAGGCGCGAACGCCCTGAGCCAAATCACTATTGATCATAACCATGTGCTCCTTTCCGATAGATTAGCAGCCTGGATCGCCATGTCAAATAGGATGTCTGGGTAAATAGATAACATGAATATGGGTGACATGATTTCACCCTCCTTTGCGCAAAGGAGCTCACATGAAGATTACACTTATGGATATCATGGAGTCGCTGAATAGCGATAACGTGGAAGATGCCCAGGCTGCTCTACATGAGTGGTTTGTTGATCAGGGTAAGGCAGTTCAATCGAGGCTAAGTGGTCAGGCTGTTGATGAAGAAACCATCAATGAATCCTCTGACACGTTGGTTCTACTTAGAGATCCAAATGATGGTTATGATGAGGTTTGGGCCTTCCAATCTAAGGATGATGCTCAGAAGTTCATCGAGCGAAACCGGAATTACTATGAAGGTTCCCGCTATGATATGGTAGCTGGTGATCTGGCTCGCATCATTACACCTGAGGAGATGGGTAAATTCAGCCCTCCACAACATGCCGCACCAGCTGGTATCATGGACGAAGTCGGATCAAATGATTACGATGACGAAGATGAGTATGGTGACGAGTATGGCGCCGAGGATGATTATGATGAGGCATTTGATCAGTGGCTCAACGCCAACAGAGACAAATATGCCGTTGAAACACCTGACCTATCCTGGGGCTCAAATGAAGACGACGAGGATGATGTCGAAGAGGCAATCGACGAAGCAGCTGGTCAGGGCGGTTTCTATGTCTGGAATGAAGTGTCAAATGCTGCCCAGACTTTCACTGGCCCATTTGAATCTGAGGAAGAAGCCCAAGCAAACGCGGCTCAGGTAAATGGCAAGGTTCTTCCTGCTTCTGAACTGACTCCTGATGAGCAGAAGGTTCTTGCCCAGTATGAGTCATATCAGTGGAAGGATGCCAACGGCACCATTGAAGTTGACCTTGGTGACCAGGAAGAGCTCGCAGATGTCTGTAAGCTAATCGGTATTGATGGTGTTCCGACCGGCCCTACCGATGATATGGATGATGAGGCCATTGACGCCGCCCAAGATGCGGTTGACGAATGGCAAGATAATGGTGGTTATGAAGCTACCATTAATGCGGTTCAAGCTAAGCTACCCCACATGAGGCTCGGCGCGGTTGATGATGCCGATAGAGCTACTTCCGCTGTTTCTGAAGCTGATATCATCGCAGAACTCAATGAAGCATTCGCTGGCCTAGAGAAGGTTAGTGATAAGCTTCAGAATGTTGAAGGCGCAGCGGTCGGTGAGGATGGTAAGCTGCCCGTCAACACCAAGGATACGGTTCCTCATCACAAGGCAAAGGATCGTCAGGGTGGTGAACCCGTGGAGATCAAATCGGATGATCACAAGGGTTTCGATCTAGAGAAGTCTCCAACGGTCAAGGATGCTCCAGTCAAGCATCACGTTCAGAATTCCAAAGACGACCCCAAGAAGGTCGGCAAGGAGAAGGCTGCTCTACTCAATAAGGTAGATGGCACAATCAACACCCAGTCGCCAATCAGCGGCAAGGGCGCAAAGGGTCTCAAGAAGTAAGAGACCAAACCGGGTGGGGAGAGCGATTCTCCCCACCCTTTTCGCATTTGACGCCGTTTGACTTCAAAATCGCACCTTTTGACCCGTTTCTGACTATCAAGAAGAACTTCTGGTTAAATACAGCGTGAACCGAGCCCGGCGACGTTCAATGAAACAAGGAGAGCAACCTATGAAGACGGTAGACCTGAGTAAGGTTCTCGAGATGCTCGTCAATGAAGAGCACGACGAGGCTACTGGCCTTCTGCATGAATGGTTTGTGGAGACCTCAAAGAAGGTTCTCGAAGACCAAATGGCAGAGGACAATTCGCTTTCCCAGGACATCGAGGATGACCAGGAAGCAATTAAGTCCGAGGAGTTCTACAGCGAAGCTGATGGCGACGATGAAGTCGAAGCTGATGCCGATGAGGTAGCAACGGACGATGTTGATGGTGATGACGGTGATGTTGATCTTGAGCCAGGTGCTGAGATTGAGTCCCCAGAGGAAGTCGGTGCTGAAGCAGCACTAGGCGACACCATTGAAGACCTAGAGGCAGTGATGACACGTCTCAAGGCAGAATTCGCAGAGATCACTGGCGCTGGTGCTGACGAAGAATCAGTTGATATGGATGGCGAGGTCGACGGCGACGTTGATGAGCCAGTCGACATGGATGCCGGTGATGAGATGGCAGACGAGAGTCTTGCTTTTGAATCGGCTGATGACGATGGCGAGGATGTGGATGCTGACGCAGACGCGGATGATGCCGAGGAAGTCACTGAATCCGAAGACGACTTTGCTGATCTCGAAGAGAGCTGGAACCTAGAACCAGTCAAGGCAACCGATATGGTCGATGGTAAGGAGATTGGCGCTGACGGCAAGAAGTTTGCCGGCAATGACAAGAGCCCACTACCTGAGCACGATGCAGATGCCCGTGTTGGTGGTGAAGCTGTTGAGATCCACTCCGAAGACCACAGCGGCTTCGATCGTGAAGCCGCACCTGAGGTTAAGGCAAAGCCACTCCTGAAGAACCAGGTTAAGAAGAGCACTGATGGCCGCTCCAAGGTCAGCAAGGAAGGCGACAAGTCGGCCAAGCTGAACTCGAAGGATGGTTTCGGCTCGGATAGCCCAAAGAGCCCAATCGGCGGCGGCGCTGCTGACCTCCGTGGCTCTGACTTCAAGAGGAAGTAATCATGGCATTGATTCTCACCGAGAGGATGAACTTCGACGAGGCCAAGTGCGTCGTTGAAGCCGGGGGCGAACAGGGCCCAGATGGAAAGGCAAAAGACCTTTTCATGAGGGGCATCTTCGTTCAGGGTGGAGTCAAGAATCATAACCAGCGCGTCTACCCAGTCAACGAGATTCGTATGGCGGTAGAAAGCATCAATGAAACTCTGCGTAGGGGTGAAAGCGTTCTTGGTGAAGCTGACCATCCAGAAGAGCTGAACATTAACATCGACCGTGTGTCTCACATGATCACCGAGATGTATATGGATGGCCCAAATGGTATGGGCAAGCTCAAGATCCTACCTACCCCAATGGGTAACATTGTTAAGACCCTTCTGGAGAACGGTGTGAAGCTTGGTGTTTCATCCCGTGGTTCTGGTAACGTAAATGAAAGCGGTGAGGTTTCGGATTTCGAGATCGTAACCGTCGACATCGTTGCCCGACCAAGCGCTCCAGAGGCTTACCCAAAAGCAGTCTACGAGGCACTTAACATGCGCCGTCGTGGAGCAGTCATTGAAGACCTGGCACATGCCGTGAAGCATGATCCGAAGGCGCAGGGGCATCTCGCAAAAGAGCTCCTGAACTGGATCCAC